TCCATTACTACTTGATGTATTGAAATCAGGAGCTGTGGTTTTAACTCCATTGTATCTAGGAAGTACTTGAGCATTTAATGAATAGTTGTATGGTTTTACAGGAGCAAATTCTGCTGTTCCATCTAAAATTTGTTGTTGATTTGTGGGTACTAATAATCCAGTATCGTAATTTACTTTATAAAAATTAGGATCATATTCTAAATTGGTGGCATTATTAAATAATACATTACAATCACTATATTCAAAATTTTCAGTTAGATATGGTTCTAAAACTGTAATATTAGATGAAGATGATGGAGCTATGGATTGGGTAAATTTCCATTGTAAATTCGAAATAATTGCTGGAGATGGTTCACTATTTTGATTATAAATCAAAAAAAGTAGTTGTTCAGTATTTTCTCTAAAATAAATTTGAGAAGAAGTAACATTATAAGTATTGGTACCACTAGATGCGGTTAAATAATTAAGAGAAGAAAATGTTGAATTATCAGCTAAATCACCACCAAAACATGCTATATATACTGGGTTAGAATTAGGATTGTTTAATGTAAAAGAAGCGGTAAAAGTAAGAGGGACATTATTACTGTTAAGTACAGAATATGTTCCCGTAGTTGAATCAAATGAATTGGCAATACCTGAGGAAGAAACAGTATATGAATTAATGGAATTAAAATAAAAAGAAGTTGGAAAAGTAAATGGAGTTGTAAATGTAGATGCACTTAAGTGATAATCTAGTACATTGTTATCATTCGATTTAGTATTACTACCAGGTAATGTTTTGTCAGTTGTATATAAATAATATGTTGGATATTCTGTAATTGATAATACGGGGAAATTTATTGCTCCAAAATCACTAAATAAAATTCTTAATGAATTTAGTTCTTGTAAAGATAAAGTATTATCATTTCCTTGTTCATCAAATCTATTAATCTTAATATGAGTAATTTTTCTAATTGTAGATATTCTACTATTTCCTAGACTGGGTTTTGGATATTTTATACTAAGTAAATATATCTCTCCTAAATTTGGGGATGTATTGGAATCTAAAAAATTATTTTGTATTGTTTCAAATATTGGATCTATAGCTACCGATTCCGTAGTTTCTGCTACATAAAAATATGGTTTATAATTTACAGGAACTGTACTAACATTTAAGAGTTGAATACAATCTTCACCAATTAATCGTTGATGAGTTACCTCTATTCCTGAACCGCTATATTCTCCATTAATAAATTCTTCTTGAGTATTATGAATAAAATCAACAATACCTACTTGAGTATCTATTGATCCATTCCATGATTGAGTAATATTGACAAATAAATCTGTTGTAGAATATTGACCATTAAAATTAGGAGTTGACCCTCCCGCACTTCCAGTAATATGTTCTATGGGAAATGATTCTTCGTCTGTTGATGAAATATAAGTTTTTTGCCCGTATGATAAAGTAGGATAACTACCTATTGAACCTGTTATTGTAATATCTTTTAAAGCCATTAATACGGTATATTTAATGTTTTTGATGTTGGACTACCTACAAATGCTATTTGACTATTTGTTGTAGCTTGAGGTAATGGATATCTATTTCTTTCTAACAATGTCTGTTTAATAATAATTCCAGTTGCTAAACCAGCACGAGCAGGTGTAAAATCTTGAATCATTTTAAATAATGAATTGTCATAAAATTTAATCAATCGTATATAGTCCCATATATCATAATTGTGAATATATTTAGAAAAATAACTATCTCTTAATACATTAAAATCAGGATAATATGTTAATGATGAAGATACTTGTCTTGGATCCCCAATATAATTACCTATATTGAATGAGCCAAGCTGTTCTATAATATCATCGTTAATTTCATCTTGTGGTGAAAAACCTGCCTCAACATAATTAATATCTTTACTAAAACTTTCATCCATTAAGAAATCCTGTTGAACAGAAATATATTGAGATAATGTGCTTCCAGTTGGGAGGGTTTGATCTATTATCCTAATTTTTTCAGTTACTGCATTTTTAACACCTGAAGAGAATTGATCTTGATATATAATTTCGGTTTGAGATGGTAATGAATATATACCATTTAATGTATATATACTACTTGTAGCAGCTATAGTTCTAAATGTTGGGCGAGGAGGAATGGTAGATACTCCAGGATGTATTGATGTTCTAGTAGTATCAGATCCACTATCTAGCATTGTTCCTAAAGGAGCTCTAAATACTAGTGCTCTTAAAGAACTTTGATTTCCAATTAATTGATTTCCTTCAATTGAATATGGATTCATTACATAATCATCAAATTTACTTTTACTTAAATTAATTTTATAAAAACGTAATTCTTGAAATGAACCAGAAAATGGAATATATGTTGTTCCTGCTAATGTTAGATTAGTAGGATAAGAAAGAAAAAAACTTCCACTTCTTACCATAGCAAAAGCGGAAGAAGACACACTAGATGATGCTTGAAATCCTATTTGGTTTCCATCATATCCAGTATAAATTTTATTTTTGGCGTATAAACTCCCCATTTTTTGTTATAAATATTTTAAGTTAAGGAGCATCATACCAAGTTTCAGTATCATACCATGTTCCTACATCTGCCCAAACTCCTCTAGATGGGGTTGGTTGGTAGTTTAATACCCAATCTGTTATAGGGGTTATTTCATCTCCTAAATTATACATTACTGACCACCATCCACCATCAAAAAATGGTAAATACAAAATTTGTGCTGTATTAGTATCTAAATCTATGAATTTTAAATTTCCATATTCATTATAAGGATCAGGAATTGAACCATTATATGAACCACTAGCATATCCAGTTCCTATGTATTCTAAAACTAATGCAAAATTATTTTCAGGGGAATAAGCTAATATCTGATCATATTGAGATGGATCTGTCGGGATACCCGTTGTTTTAAATCTAAATTCTACAGTAAATGAAGACGATTGTTCATTAAATGAATCTCCATTGTAATAATCTTGCCCATAATGAGCTGCTCCATATAGTCCATTTCCTGATCCTGTATCAATTAATAATGGAACTTCAATATATCCTGAACTTGTAGTAAAAAATTCATAATTAAATTGGTTTTGGAAATTATCCCAATTATTTGAAACAGATGTTGTTTTTCCACTAAATTCATTTATACGAAAAATAGTATCAGGAACACCATATATAGTAGAAAGTATTCTTAAACTTTCAGGTGTACCTTTTTTCTTTAATAAGTAAGGTAAGTTGTGATAAATGCGTTTATATATTTCTTTATTAACATCATCCAACGGATCGAGAGCATTTGGATCAGACGCTGTTATAAATAGATTTATGTATTCTAATCCAGTAGGTGTAGGTAAAGAATCAGTAATATAAGGAATATTTAAATTACTTCCAGATGGAGTTAAACCTAGTAATGCTGAATATAGATCTGTAGATGAGAAATTATTTTGATATATTTTTACACCTAAATCCCTAATAGCTTGTGCTACTATATCTTTTGAAATACCAAAATTTAATCTATTATCGGCATCAAATTTATTAGTAATATCTTTCAAATATATCCATACATTATCAAAATGTTGTCCTATCATTTGGATAAACAACATATATTGATCATTTGTTGAATCTTCTCTTAAATATGTAGGTATAGCATTTACTAAAGCATCGTTATTTTCAGAATCAAAAAATGAAGCAGATGAAATTTGAGAACTAAGCCAACTAATTGATACTATATCACTAGTAGAATAGTTTATGTATGGGGCAGTAGAGTTAGTTTTAGGCCAAGCATAACTGCCAGATTCATAATAAAGATAGTATTCATAACCATCAAAATTAGTTATGATTTCATTTATTCTATTATCCCATATTTCTCCACTAGCAGAAGCATTTGATTCTGTAGAACCAGATGAAAGACTACTATTAGCTGTATATTCTTCAATTAATGATAATTTATAGTAAAAATTTTCTAGTCGAGATTGTGCGGATGAAAAATGCACAAATTGAGAATATTCTGAATAGTCTATATTAATTTCAATTCCTTTTTCAGCTAATATACTATTAATCTGAGATTTTAAACTTCCAGAACCTTGAATTGAGTTTGTTAGTTTTAGTTGGTTTTGATTTTGATATATTGTAGTATTATTAATCTGGTCTTGAGTGTTTAAATTAAAATTTGGACCCCCAATATAATTTAATTGCTCAGTAACAGTAAATACGGTTGTTAATTCAATTTGATAAGCTTGAGATTCAGCGATCTGTTCAACTACCCAACATTGTGATTGAAGTATAAATTCGTCAGGTAAAGGTTCGTATAGTTTGATTAATACCGTAGGATCGCTGGGGTTGGTACTATCTAAAGCTATATTATTTGCTATTACTAATTTATTATCTCCAAAGTTCAAATAAAAATCAAAATATGAACCGGTAGCATTAATAATTTGAGTTGCAAGTTGGACTGTTAAATCTGCTACATCTGTATTAGATATAGTAGTAGTATTTAATCTTAATTCTGTTCTATCAGTACTTATGTCTTGTATATAAAAAGTACTATTTGGAGATGAAGATAACTTTCGTTTTAAAAAATTATATATTGTATAATATTGACCTTCTTCAAATCCTTGTGATTCTAAATCATTTTGAGGATCAATTACTATATTATTATCTTGAATTTGATAACCAGGATATCCTGCAGTATTGCCAAATAAAACGTTTTGATTTAAATCTAAAATAAAATATTCTAAATAATCTTCTGAGGGATTAAAAGCAATATTTATTATAGAATTAGATATAAGAGATTCATCTGCTGAAGAATAATTTTGCAGTTGAAGTGTATTCGGATCTACATTTTGTATGTTAACTATTTTCTCCATCAGATGGGTTGTGAACTTGAAATTGACGAATTAACTAATTGTTGGTTAAGTTCTAAATTTTGTTGTTGAAGAGCATTAATTTCTTCAATTAAAGCCTGAATGTCATTGTTTATAACATTAGCATTAATATATTCAGAACTTGTCTTTACAAGATACTCATGAGAATTAATGGCTCCTAGTTTAGGTATTTGAAAAAAAATATCGTTATAATTTTGAAAAAACTCTTCAACAGAAATAGAAGGAGGTAAAGGAGCATTAGGAGAAACAGAATTAGCTAGTTGAGAAAATCTAGTATCTATAACTTTCTCATATTGATTTTTAGCGTATGCTCTTTTATTCAAATTTAGCTTTTCCATTATCCATTAATAATTTTAAAGTAATAATTATCATCTAATACTACTGTACTTCCATTTATTGTAGTTTTAATTAATATTTTATAATATCTTTCAGGTTGTAATCCTTTCATGTACAATGTAAAGAAACTACTTATTTCATCTTTACTTAATTGAGTATACGTTGTATCAAAATTAACTACATATTCATTTGTATCTAAATCCTTTATTGCATAATATGAATTATCAGGTAGATAGAAATTTTGAGTAAAATATGAAGCAGTTGAAAATACTCGAGCGGGATATTCAGGTCTTGAATATACTCTAAACTCGTTAGTGCTATCAGGATAAAAATATCCTGGATTTTCACCAATTGTAACTACAAATGGTTGAATATCAATTGTAGATAAAGTTGAAGAACCTGTATTGAAAGTAGCATCATCCCATTTAAATTCTAAGCATGGAGGATATATTGTATGAGTATCAATAGAAAAATATTTTATTTTAGGTTGAATATCTTCACTATCAATAAATTCTGTTTCTTGCTTAATTATAAAACCATTATTTTCAATAGAAGAACTATACCAAGCATTAATGATATTTGTAACATTTATATTTATATCTTTATCGGTATAATACTCAAATGTTTGAGAACTACTTAAAGATTGAGTTATATACCATGTAGCTCCTCCTGGATCTACTGATGATGAATATGAACCTGTTGAACCAGGAGCAAATGAACTAGTAGTCCATGCTATTCCTCCTTGATAATCTCTCCAAATCCAACTTGCTCCATTTTGTATTTCTGGAGAATATGCAAATCTTCCTGTACCCATATTCCAAGATTGGGAAATAGGATATGCTTCTATTGTAGTATCTGAATTTAAACCAGTAACGTTAGCAACAAAGCATTTTAAATTAGACTGCCATTGAGATCCAGAAATTCTATTATCAATAACATCTGTTATTTCATTTGAATCAAATTGAATTAAAAAACGACTTGTTTGAGGAGAAGGAGTTCCATAGGTTCCTACTTCTAAAGAAGATTCTAAAATTTCATCTAATCCTGTATTCATTTCAGGATACAGAGAGTACAATGTTGTATCTTGAGTTGGGAATATTTTATATACTGCCATGATTTATTTTTATAAGGATACTACTCTACCCTGAATGTCTGTTTGTGGATATCTAACTTCAAAAATCATAGGATCTAATGAAGGATAAACTACATTATTTCTAGTTGCTCCTGATATATCATACGAATATTCTGAGTATCCATCATTTGTTCCTACTTTATTTAAAATATTAACTGTCTTAACTGTTTGAACACCTTCAATTTTATCTAAAAGAATATAAATTTCTCTTAATATAATTGGCTGATTAATTTGCCATTTTGAAGTGTCAAAATATGATTGTAAAGCTGAAATACATGCTGTTAGTATTTCATTACTGTTGTAATTAGGAAGTACAATAATATCAAAATCTACTCCAATATTGATAATGAATCCATCTTTAATATTGATAGCATCATTAATCATTCGATATTGAGAAAGATAAGTGATTAAATTTTGTTTTAAAGCAACCGAAGCAATATTTAATTTACTATTAAGATCAGTTGTTAAAACATATAAATCTAAAATACCAGCAGATTCACCCATTGATGCATTTTGAGCTTTAGTTGGTTCAATATATGCTTTTGAAATATTTCCATATCTAGCAGGCATACTTAATGCTCTTACTAAATAATCATCTTGAGTTACATTTCGTAATTGAGTAGCAAAATTTGCAGAAGCATTTTGTCTAATTTCTTCAATTGTATCTCCATCTCCTCCTCCGCTTGCTGCTTCAGGATTGGTAATTGCTAATGAAGCAAAAATATCATTTGCAGTTGTTGTATTTAGATTGGAATTTAAAAACTTAACATTTCCGTTTAACTTAGTTAAAGTATTTGAAGATACATTTGCGGTTACTCCTCCGCCTGTTAGGTATCTAACTGTTAAAGTTGTATTTGAAGGTGCAATACCATAAGTATCTGTAAATAAAAAGTTTGAGGGAGCATAAGCTGTAGTAAGTTTGGATTGCTCAAATGGTAAGCCAATACCTACATTATCTGGATTTGGAATAATATTTTCATCAACATCTGCTGTTGTTCCTGCTCCAAATTGAATTTGTAATGTTGTTGCATTTCTAAAACGAGTAGCAAATCTACGTTGTACTTTTTTTAATTTTAAAAGATATGGAGTATCTCCACTATATTGTGATAAATTAGGATCGTTAACATTTGTATTTTTAATAGAATCATAAACCATTTCTTGACCTAAATAATCTACTTCATACCAAACATTTCCTTCACTATCTACAATATCTAAAATACCCACCATATTTAAAGCATTTATTTCAACTGTTGAAAATTTAACAGGCGAACCAAATGAAAAAGTAGTAGTATTAATAGTAGATGAAATTGATTTACGTGTCTTTTTTAATAAGTAATATACTATTGTTGATATACCTGATCTTTCATAAACAGTAATTTCAGTAGGATCTCCTGAGCTAGATACTGAAAAATCTACTGGGTCAGATAATAAGAATGATATGCCGTTTGATGTGGTAGCAGTAGCATTTTCATTAACCAATAACGCATAATCAAAATCAGGAATATATACTGAACTTGAGAGTTTAGAAGGTATTTTTTGATAAAAATCTATATCTGTAGCTGCTATTCCTGTTACATTTGGTTTATACCCAAACATATATGCTAATTCAAATAAGTTATTTGATTGACGAGCAAATTGTAAGTAGTTTTCTTGAACTTGATTATCTAGATAAAAAGACAAAACATCACCTACATATGCCGCCATTTCCATGAACATCATTCCTGGAGATGCTGGGCTAAAGTCATTATATGTAGTTGGGAAATAAGTTTTAGCATAGTCAATTAGACTTGCTTTATACTCATTAAAATCTTTATTTATGTATTTTATATTTTTATTAGCAGCCATTATACGAACGTTATTTCTACTTGATCTGTTACTCCAGTATTGATAATACTATATGTTAATTGTACGTTAATTTCATTAGCATCGGGGTATTCTAAGATATCTAATTTTTCTACTCTTATATTAGTAAAATATTGACTAATTAATTGTTGAATATCTTGTTTTAAAAAATCTAAATTATCTGATGTTATTTGTTCAAAAATGAATGCTCTTAAGTTAGCACCAAAATTATTATTTAAATATCTTTCTGTTTTATTTGTTAGAAAAAAATTTAATAAGTTATTTCTAATAGCATCTTTAGTTGTATAAGTTGAAAAGAATACTGCAGATGCATTAAAAGGAATAGATATTCCTACTGCAGTTCCAGGTCTTTGATCTATTGGAAATATTTTTTTAGCGCCAAATGCCATTATCTTCTAGTTAAATTCATTATTTGATCTAAACTTAGTTGTCCGTCAGGTAAAGCTCCATTTACTGGGTCTATAGGTCCTTGCATTTTAAATTCACCTTCTAATCCAGATTTTGGTCCTTGAGCCATTTCTCCTAATATATCCATATATGCTTTTTTGGTATCAATAGGAGATTTAGGTGGTAAAGAATTAGTATTAAAATTCAAAGTACGAGTTTCAGAATCAAAAGATTCTCTTATAGGCTGTTTATTTGATCTAACCGCCTCTAAAAGAAGATCCTTCATTTCCTCTTGGATTGCCTCACGGACTGCTTCTTTAATAAGTTTTTTAAAAATATCTGTTTTCATTTGTTATAAATATTTAATCAATTGGCTTTTAAATTGCTTTTATCAATAATTAGTTTAAGTTCTTCAATTAATACTTGGGGTGTTGTTGTAAATGAGAGTGGTGTTTGTAATAATATAATACCTTGAGGATTCTTAGCCACTCCTTTTATTCTTTTTACTGTGGGAGAAAACTGTTCCTCAACAATATCTAAAGTAAATCCATTATACACTTGTGAAAATGTTGGGGATTCTTGAACTTGAGTATATTGTTGCTCTACTGCATTAAGATAATCATTTGTAGATGTAAGTGGAGTTTTAGAATCAGATCCTGTTGCTCCACATCCTGCTAAATAACTATCTATACTATTTAATAAATTTAATATCTTAAATAAAATTTCGTTAGCATATCCTACTGCTGAGGTTATAGTTTTTATTTTATTTGATGTAGTAGTTATTAAAGGAGGTAATGTTACATTAATTAAATCATTAGCTTTAACATATCCATTTATTAAAGCGCCAGGAATTGGTATTGCAGGTGGCGCAGCTATTATTGCTGCTTCTAATCCGAGAAGAACAGCTTTACCTATAGTTAATCCAGTCTCTGTAGCATCTAATATTGGGGTTAAAGTATCTATGGGTTTACTGAGAAGTTCTATAGTTGAGGATACAGAATTTAATTTATCAACCATATTATTTCTTAGTTGAATAATATTTTGAAGATCATCTGCAGGTAAACATATACTTGGCATTACCATATTTGGTTGACCTATATTCTGGATTCCTGTTTTTTCAACTATTTGAGTAATAGTAGGAACCAACTGTTGAATCAAGGATTGAGCTTTTTCAGCAATTAATACTGGGATTTTATCTGCTCCTAACATTATCTAGGTACAATTTTGGTTAAAGAGTTTGTTAATTGAGTTTTAAGTTGTTGTGTTTCCTTTTGAACTTGAACTTGTTGAGTTACAATATTTTTTAAAGATGCTGGTTGATATAAAACACTATTTTCACCTATAGCATCCCAATTTTTAGGAAGAAATTTTAAAATTAATGGTCTATGAATTGCAGGATCATATGGTATAAGAAGATTCAAAATAGATTCATCAAATATTTTTTCATTTTTAAAACGATATTGTTTCCAAGTTACTACATATCTTTTATTACCCCAAATATATGGAACAAAATCAGTATCATTTGGTACTACAAATAATAATTGTTGAGTAGGATTTAATTTTTTAATTTCAGATTGGGGAAAATCCTCTTTTCTACGACTTGGATCTTTTGCTAGCCATTCAAATAATGTACTATCTACGTCCTCATAAACAGCTTCACGAGGATACTCCATTTGGATGGTTTGAGTACCCAAAAATCCATCTACAATAACATTAGGATCCGTAATTTTAGTAAATGTCTGAATTGCTCTAATATCTTCTCGGTTAAGAGGATGTGGTCTTAAATACTTAAAATTCGTATGATATGTTTCATTATTATTATATTCATTAAGAAGTTGTGTTGTTATATTTTTTCGCCCTTCTTCTGAATTTAGTATAGGATCGGCAGTATTAATATTTTTTACTCTTCTAATAAATGCATAAAAACCATTCCAATTTCTAGCAATATCTCCTACTGTTCTCCCAGGAGGTACTACTATATCTAATGGATTTAAATTTGGAATTGGTGGTATAGAAAGATCTGTACCATCTAATGCATAACGATAATTTCTAGTACCATCAGAATTATATACACAAGCTAAACATTTTTCTGGCATTTTGTAAAGAATTATAAAGTAAAATTACGTTTTGAAGTTATAGTACAAGTTTCAGGTGATGAACCTAATTGATTTTCTAATACTGCTAATTGAGTAGATAATGTTACAGCTGCTAAGTTTAATGAAGGAATAGATAATGGAATTCCAGGTACTGCGGGTACAGTTTGAGCAGTTTTTAAAGTATCTGATAGGCTTTTTAGCGCACTAATTAAATCTTTTAATAAATTAACAGTTGTATCACCTAATAATAATGGTTCTGTTGCTAAATCTTCTTTACCTAAAAATATTTGATCGGCTTGGGTTATAAATTTTCTAGTATCTATATTAACTGATTCTTGAGAATTTAAATTAATAGATTTAGCTGAGCTTAATAGTAAATGGTCCTCATAAGTATTAAATACTAATCTACCTGAATCTAGTATTATCTGTTTACCCGCATAATTTTTAGGAGAAGTGGGTTGTTGACCATCTGGATAACTTACATAACTGATACTTGAAGCAAGTATAGGAACATTTTGTGTACTAGTTAAATAAATAGAAGAATTATCAGTGGATGTATCTTCAATAATAGGAATCCATCCTTCTGGAGTTTGTGTTCCTTGTCCGTTCCTGATTATAGTAATTGGATCTCCATTTCCTCCTGTACTTGACCAAGAATTTGGAGTATCTTTAACTGTACTTCCTAAACGAATTGAATTACCCCATCTACCTTCATATATTACATCACCTTCAAATGGGAGTAAAGGATGAATATTTGAGCGTTCTTTAAATGTTTTACCTAAAAATATTTGGGTGGGATTATTAACTGCAGTAACAACACTTCCGGCTGTAGTTTGTAAATAATCTTTTTGTTGAGGAGGTGAAGGTTCGTTAGCAATAGAAGGATAAGCATTATGGTGGGGATGATTCCATAATGAAGTTAAATTAAAATAATATGATATTGATGAATTATTATTATTTCCTATTTCAGTATTTGGAAGAGATAATATATATACTATTTCATTAATTAATGGATAATTCTTTAAATTAGGAGTTGCGGGAAGAGCACGAGAAATATCTTTATTACTTTCATTAAAAACTCCTATTATAGGTTGTGAAACAATTTCATATTGTATAGTACCTAAAGCATTCCATCCTCCTAAATAAGAAAATAATGGATGTGATTCATCTAATACAATACCAAGTACTCTAACAGGAATAAATATGTTAGATACTGCTTGAGAAGTATTTGAATTAAAATTATTTTTAATATAAGAATTTCCACTAAACATTATTCTTTAGAATTATCATTTAACTTATTAATATCATTTAAAAGCTGTGTTTTTTCAGCTTCAGATATTCCAAATCCTTCTCCACCACCAGTACTACCCGCATTTAAACAACGCTGAATAACAGTGGCCATTTTGATTAATTGTTCATCATTTTTAACACCTATTTCAAGGTATTCTTTAAGTAATGGGACAATTAATGTAGCATCCCCAATACTTTCAACCATTGGCTTTAATTCTTCAATCAAAGCAGAAATTTGTCTTTCTTTTTTCTTTTGGTTGGTGTATATTTCTTGGAATAAATCTTTAAGTTTTTTATCACCAAAGATATTGGAATCTAAATTATCCATATTTTTATCAATATTTATTTATTATAAATACGGGATTTGTTAAAATTTTATATATCCGTTTTCTAAATAAAAGATATAGCCGTTTTTAAATATAATATGTAATCGGTCGGCTATCTTAGTAATTTTAGGAGTTTTAGCATCTATCATTTCTCGAATATAAATGTATAATGCTTTTTTATTAAAAATTTCTAAATTATCTCTTTTTCTAAATAATTCTAATATAGCATCTGCTATTTTAGCATCCGCTTCCTTAGGAAACAGAGTATAAATATTATTGGTACAATGCTCAACATATAAATCTGTAAATAAAGATATTTTGTCATTATGAGACAATTTATCGCTTGGTGAATTATTTTCTTCTATTACGTATGAATGTCCATTATCTTCCTCTATTGTAGATACTGGGACTGAATTTACGCGTTTTTTGTAATTAGTTTCGTTATATAATATTAACCAACGTTTAACAATAGTTCCAAAATATGAATATGCTTTAGCTCCATTAGAAGGATCAAATCTGTGAATTTTAGATAAGAGAAATGTAATAACTTCATGTTGTAAATCCTCAATATTTTCTACTTCGGTATAGTAGAATTTAAATGTATGGATTATATTTTGAGTAAGTTTAAAGAACGCATAGTGAATTTTATCACCATATATTTGACTTTTTTCATCAAAATCTTCACTTAAATTGTAAGCTACGATTGCGTCTTCCGTTTCCTGAGTAAAGTAATTTTTAGACATATATTATTTTACTTTAAAGTCATTTAATTGTTCTTGAATGAATTGTACTGTTTTAAAGAAAAAACCTACTTCATCATCACCTTCAAACGTACCCTTAAAATCAATTTCTTTAAGTTTCGTATCCGCAAATTCAATTGTAGTGGTTAAATTAACCATATAGCTTTCATATGATTTAATTACGTCCTCACATTTTTCGTTTTTCTTAAGCAAATTATAAGTAGTAAAGCTTAATGCTACTATAATAAGAGAAAGAATAATAATTGTTGTTATCATGTTGTTGAATTAAAAAAGGTTGTGAACTTAATCACAACCTCTAATGTTAAAAAAATTAAAATTAACTTAAGCTTTAAAAAAATCATCCATTACATTTTTCAAGCCTTCACTTTGGATATTACCTAAGGCTTTAGTTTTAATAGAAGCTTTGTTAACGGGCTGCTTGCCAGTCAATGTATAATTATTTTTTGCCGGAGCCAAGTTACCTTTAAATTTTGGTAACCATTCTTTTTCAAATTCAATTCTAGCAGCCATTAAATCTGCTTGATGAACAATATATGGTAATGAAGTACGTGGTTTTTGTTCTGGCATAAATGTCATTAGGTATTTTTTATTACCTTCATCATACAAACCATCATGTGTTTGAATAGCAACCATTTCATTAAATGAATAAGGAATACCATGAGATTGAAGTAAAAATAAACCACGATCTGGTACTGAAGCAAATTGTACTTTAGTATTAAACATGTAATCCTCACCTAATTTATCCTTACGCCATTGATCAGTTTGTGGGATGTATGATTCATTTTCTTCATCTCCTATTTTTCCTAAATCATGATTTAAAGCTGAGAATACTAGTTCTTCTTTAGTATAGGTAGTATCATCAACTCCCATTTCAATCCAAACATTATTTAATTTAAGAGCACAATCTACCACACGAAGAACATGATCTACATATCCTCCTGGGAATGCATTATGATATTCTTTTTTATGTGCTGCAGGCATCAACATAATGCGTTCTTGAAATTTTTGATAAAAATCAAGTAATGCTGATTTACGTGGTTCTGAGATATAATTTTGGATTGTTTCTTCTAAATCAGTCCAATTTTGTTGAATTTGTTCGGCTGTCAGTTTCATAACTTTTATTTTTTAAATTAAACTCGATTTAATTCACTACCTGCAATAGGCTCAGATTCAACATACATTTTAAGTTGTTCAATTTGAGATCTGAATTCTTCAATAAACTCATAACATAATTCACGATTACCCTGATTCAAGGCCATGACTAATTTGTTGGTATTAGATTCTAAACTATCTAATTTACGTAATACTGGTTCTCTATTTCTCATAATATATTTTTTATAAATTTAATATACAAAATAATTTTTTGAATTCCAAGTTAAAATTAAAAAATCTTATATTTATGGTTAAATACAACGATACATGAAATTCTCCATTTCAACTTTTCTGGTAGTATTATGTTTAGGATTCTTTATGAGTCTAACAACTATAGATAGAAGTGCAAGAGAGATTAAAATTGATCTACCTCAACCAGCTCCATTAGTACTGAATAGTGATTCTAGTTTTATACTTCAACCAATAGTTGAAAATGTAGATATGCCTGGGTATGAATTTATAATGACTTTAAAATTGTATTATAAAGACAAAATGCCTAAACCTATTACATTTAAAAAAGGAGATCCATTAGAAACATACTGTTCAGATTCTACTGTAATAACACTATATCCTAAAACACAACAACCTATTGTAATAGGAAGTACAAAAAGAATGAGTTGTAAAATATTAGCTGTATTTAATATATCTAAACAGCAAAATAATTTACTTAAAACATATCCTCTAGATTCAGTTAAAGTTTATAACTATGTAACGAATAATGAATATGTAATTCCAATCAGTGATAAATCATATTTCAATCGTTTGATCACCAGATATAACCATTGGAAATAATCTCCCCCCTCATTCATTCCCTTTAATTCCTAAATCTTTATTTTAAACCCGTAATTTTAATATACGGGTGAAAAAATAGTCAATCAAGTTTACCTTAAAAACTCTTTAACTTTTACCTCAATACCTTTGAGTAAGGCACACTTTTCATATTCTTCATACTGCTCAAAATGTTGTACGGCATATTCTAAGTTTTTACAAAACCCAAAAGACGCCTTTTTCCCCAAACATTCAACATGAAACTGATTGTTTAGTTTTATATCTTTTATATATTCCCAGGCTTTTTCAAACATTAAATGATTACCTGCCTTTTCCATTTCATCTTCATCCAAACTTGGAGAAGCATCTTTAAACATTTTAACAGTATATTGTTGAAAATAGGAATGGTTAGCAATTACCTTATTAAACCCCCCAATCCAATAAAATGGATGTTCCGAAAAATCTACCAATAATGACGTTTCGTCATCTTGAGATTGATCAGGCTGATCGTTAAATAAGTTAAATATATTGTTTATATTCATTTTAAAAATATCAAAAAGCGTTTTAAATAAATAACCTACTAAATCTATAGATCTATCAATTAAAGTTAATTTATTTTTAAAAAACATTTTCCCTAATTATTTTAAAACAAAAATTGCCTCATATATGGTTTCCCATAAATATGAAGCAATTCAAAATCAAATACTAATACACTAATTACTTTACAACTATACGAGTTTGATCATACATGTCATATTTCTTTTTAACTGAATCTTTGCAACAAGCAGAAGTGTCAACTTTAGTAGTATCAACAGCAACAGAATCAGTTGCAGGGATAGTTTCAGTTAGAGTTCCACCACATGAAGTTAAAAATGTAACTAGTGCAGCTAAGATAATAAATTGTTTCATAAATAAATTTTTAATTTGTTTTTATTGTTAATATAATAATAGATATTTTGTAATCCAAGTTAAATATAACTTTCTCCCAAGTATTTAATGGCTTCTATAGCTTGGTTTAACGTCACATCAAAAAATTCGCGATAATTGTTCGGTCTAAAATCTTTTAAATGCTTATGTATGTCACTTTCAAGCTGTAGTCCATTATAACATTTAAACACGTATTCCAACTTAAACGGCGTAGGAACGCCTGTTGCTTTAGATAAATCCTTAATTCGAATACCAATTTCTTTTCGTGTATATCCTATTTTCAACAAACCAGGAATTGAAGGATTTGACATAACATAAATGATATCATCTCCCATTCCATCAGTTGGAACAGTCTTTTTAGGTCTTCGAGTATAATAAGTTATATCCCACATTCCATCAATACCAGAAGGTGTATCCAATGGGGACATAGTAAAATAATAAATTGAAGAATTTTGCACATCTTCATCTTGAGAAATATAATTTTCTGCTTCCTCAAGAGAGATAGATTTAATTGTTGGAATCTTTTTCATAACCTTTTATAGCACCATGCCTTAACATTTACAACCTTCCTACGTATATATGTATATACTAATCTTCGAGTGCTCTGGATGCACCCCAAGTAGCAAATACTAAACAAACTAATCTACCCCACCAACTCCAATGAGCTACGTTTAGATCCCAAGCAATAAAACTACCAATAAGATAATACAAAACAAATACGAGGATTATTTTTAATAAATTTTTCATACTGAAATATATAAAATAAAATTTGGAAATCCTAACTTGTTGCTTTAATATCTTCTTTCTTATAATACGAAAGTAATTGTCTTAATAAACCAATTTTATCGGCAATAGTTCCTTCTTGGTATGCTTTGATTTTATCAAGAATATCCTTTTCTTTAGGACGACCTAACTTCATTTTATAGTCAAAAATGTCTATCAAACTCATAAACCAATAGCCTTGAGATTGAAATGAATCTTTCAAAATATCTGAGGTACTTCTTACTGATACGTTAGCATATTCACCACCTGCTTTGGAAGGATCCCACCCAATAAACGCTTCTATACGCTTGTCTTCTCCTGGACGATAGACAGTTTGTCCTTCGAGACCTGCTTGTTTCCAATACTTAGGATCTGGAATAACAATATCTAAATCACCTACTGTACTACGTAAATCTAATCTATCTCTTAAAACTGGAAATAAATATAAGGCTGCTGAACCTGCTATAAAGTAAACTTTATCACTTGGATTAATACCAAACTTTTTAAAAACAAGTTCGTCTGCTTTTTTAAGTAACTCTTGAAGAGCTGGATTTGCTTCTTCATTTAATGGATACTCTTCTTGTAGTTCTTTAAAAAAATTTTCAAAAAATACATTAATGTAGATCTCTGTTAAATTCATTAGGTGAATGTTTTGTATATAAATATGTGAAGTTTTCTTCCCAATGTCAATATATACGTATATACTTTGTCGATGGTAAAAAGATCGTTTTTTTGGTGGGGTGCGTCCCTTGGAGAGTTTGGTAAAAAGGGTTATTTGGAAATTTGGATATGTTTATGGGTATATATGTATATACGTATATACTAATCGGGGCGTAAAGATCGTATAAGATGTGGGAATTGGTCCATATCCAAGTCCAGCGCGCCCGCCCGCTATATGGACGACGGCGCGCATGGGATATTATGTATAATTGCATACGTACGTACGCATATATACACCCTTCCTATACACCTAATTTTTTGGCAACCCGTAAACCCCACAACAGGATAAAAAATTGGATACCAACACATGCTGCAAACATCCACCCACCTTCTTCAGCCGTATTTAATACGTTGATATGTCCTATTACAGCCGCTACTGCTAATCCGATAATGATGAACCATCTAAGTGCCTTTTCCATGTGTTTATGTTTTATTGGTTGACTGAATATACAAATGTATGTTGTGTTGTCCTATTATTTATCCTCTATATCCATATATCCTACTATTGCTCCAAGGCCTACGCACGCGGCACCTGTGTATACAATTTCTGCTTTACCAATTGGTTCCCAGTTACAATTAACGGCTTTAACGATGCACATTACCTCACCTACTATAGCTCCAATGGCTATTAACAATGCAATTACAATACCTAGTTTCATATGTTTTATGTTTTATTGGTTGATTAAATATACAACTGTACTACATGTAATCCTAATGTTCGTACTTATAGAAAAATGCTTTATTAAACGCAATCACAAATGCAATCGCAGACACAGTAATAACCACCAATCCACCCCAGTTCGGGTACTTGATACACAATATACTTGTTCCAATAAATTCAAACGCCATAATAATGGCTAACATGTTTAATAATATTTGCTTCAGTTTCATATGTTTCGTTTTTATTATACTTAAATATATGAGATAAAATAAGGTAGTCCTAACGGACTACCCTACTTAAAACATAAACACAACTTACTTACTAACTTCAGCTTTAACCATTGCTGGTCGACCGCGTTTAATTTCAATTCCACTCGCTGCTTTAGCAGCACGCTCAGCTAATCGTTTCTGACGTTCTGATTCGCCATTTGACGGACGTCCTCGTTTAATTGAACCACCATTCGCTTCAGCTTTAGCTGCTAGCTCAGCTAATCTAGCTTGACGTGCTGATGTCCCGTTTACCGGACGTCCTCGTTTTAATTCTCCGTTATTACGTTTTGCTTCTAACTCAGCTAATCGTTGTTGACGAACTGAATTCGGATTAACAGGACGACCTAACTGTACTGTTTCGATGTTTTGATTTTCGTTTTTCATAACCTTTATTTTTTAGTTGTTTTAAGTTTTTAATTATTTATTTTTCTTATACTTGAATATACAATTGTTTAACGTGTAGTCCTAATTAATTATTTATTTAAAAATAGCAAACGTAACATACAATCCATCTCCCGCTTCATCGTAGTTATCTAATGTCCATCCTAATTTAGCCGCTGCTGTTTTTAATTCAATTAACGCTGCTATCTTGTCTTGTTCAATATTGTTTAATTGTAGACCGTGTATTAATTCTTCGTTTTCGTTCATGTTTTTACGTTTTTAAGTTAATTAAATATACAATGTATTAACGTGTAGTCCTAATTAATTATTTATTCAATATTCATTACATTTTCTTGTAACCATTCTAACGCATCTTCATTACCTTCATGAATCGCTAAACAAAGCGCTTCGTGAATTGAATCTTCAATTGTTGTACATTCCCCAAATAATGGTGTTTCGTCAAATGTTTCGAATTTAATTTTCATATTTACGTTTTTTAAGTTGATTAAATATATGAATGTTTAACTTGTAATCCTAATAACGTAACTGAAAATAATAATGGGCGGGCTTAAGCACCCGCCCCACTAATAAACTAACATTAATAATATTCTTAATGACGACGTTTCTTATTACATGTACGTCCTGTTGAAACGTTTTTCCAACCATGATGACTGCTCTGATGTGTTTTATGCTTCTTTTTCTTATGCTTTTTACCTCTATCAGTTGTATCAGCATTCGCAACTGCAGACATCATCAATACAGTCATAATCAATAAAACTACTTTTTTCATATTTATGTTTTTTAAGTTAATTAAATATACATATGTTTAACTTGTAATCCTATTATTTTACTTTAATGAAAATACTTACCCCACCATATGTCCACGGATGAGTCTTATCAGATGTCTTAAACACAATGTTTAGGTGTGGATATAAAGCTTCAACTACACCGTTTAGTTTAGCCATTGCCTCTTTATTAACCTTTCCCATACACATTTTACTACGCAATCCGTCTTTTCGTGCTTCAGTATATACTCTGTAGCAATTGTCTTTGCTTAATCGTAAATAAGCTCCACGTAACGATTTCGCTACGTCTAGTAAATGTAAATACTGGTATTCTGATAGTTGATTTGCTTTTGTAACTGACATATCTTTATGTTTTATTGGTTGACTAAATATATGACTGTAAAATGTGTAGTCCTAATTGATTTATTTTATTAATTTAGCTGTTTCAATTTTGGATTGAATAAAATCAAATAACGGGGAAAGATATTTTTTAGCTTCATTATCATTATAAACATTATCATCCATCCATTTATCTGCTTCTTCATCACTCATTTTAGGTTCTACTGGTAGATGATTATATATCAATTCAGTAAAATATTTTTCAATATCATTCCTAATTTGGGGGCCTCTATTTTCTAAGAAATCAGAATATTTCATATTTTCGTTTTTTCGTTTACTTAAATATACGAATGTACAACTTGTATTCCTAATATTTGAACAGTAAGATGGCCGGCTTAAAAATGCCAGCGTTTTTTATGTCCACAATGCAGTTTTCGTTTCTTATAGTTGAGGCACCTTTACACCTACTTTTTACCGAATTTTGCTACAGTTAACAGCTTTGTATATTTTTGGTGCATATTTTTGCTGTCACCCTTAGTGCTGGAACGTGGAGCTACTAAGACCTCTTTATTTTATATGCGGATGAACTTTATTGTGGTTGAGAACAGTCCTGACTTGCATTCACTTCTCGTTGTCCTACTGTGAGGATCCCTTTTATGTTCTATTATACATATGGTGAAAATAAGGAAAGTAGTCAGGACAGGATTCGAACCTGTAGTTGTATTACTGTTTTCAATGTTATTGTAATACACCCATTTATAGAGTTGCGTTTAACCAATTCCGCCACCTGACTAACTTTTTTTCTTATACTTAAATATACAACTATATAACTTGTATTCCTATTGATATTGTTTAATTAAGGCGTTTATCCAGCTCTCCAATTCACGTTCAACATCCTTCACACGTTCGCTAGCCCAATTCAGTGTACACACTTCATGCCTTGATTGATGGTATTGTATGCTGTCGTCGGCCGGATTAGATGACGTGGAATCCAAAAAGTATATTCTACCATATCCTTCACTATCATCAATGGTGAATTCTGGAAAATATTGTTCCATATAGGTGTAAACGTCTTTGTTAATAACTGAGTGAAATTGTTTTTTTGTCATAACCTTTTTTATTTAAATATATGAACGTAAACTGTGTTGTCCTAATAAAAAAATGGAGGCCCAACGTTGCGGACCTCCATGGCCGACTTAACACTCACTGTTGGAGTGCGCCGTGCCTTCGCGTGGTGGCCATCATGTCCACCTTTTAAATGGGAGCGGGGGCCGGCATTATTTCATCCGTCGTGCCCCAGTGCTACCCGGTTTGAACCGTTCCTTTCCTATCTTATCCCCCGTACTCGGAACGGTTATTTAATTAATATACGAACTGTAATTCTGAAATCCTAACTTGTTAAAATAATACTTAATACTATCCCAACTACATGGATAAAAATAAACCAAGTTGGAACTAAAACTACGGGACTCTGAATTGCTTTCTTCATATGTTATTTATGTTTTTTATGTTTATTTAAATATACGAATGTAAATCTTGTAATCCTAATCACATTTTCTTTCTTCAATTGTAACTTTGGTTTGTGATTTTTCATAGTACTCATCATGTGCTTTAATCCATTCCTTAGTGACTAAAATATCCTCGTCTTTCATCACGTAACAATAATATTCACCTTTGGAATTATCAAATGAGTAAAATGTATTGGTAATTGGAGAACAAGGATCGTCCATGGAGTATTCAATTGTAACTATGTTAATTGTATCAATCATAACCTTTATTTTAACTGAATATATGAATGTTTATTTTGTAATCCTAGTTATATAATACACTTCTTATTTTTTCCAATTGTTCCAAGTCTGAATATAAATCTGTTAACATGGATTGGAAAAGCGAAACAATTTGTAGGTCTTCTTGGGACTTAACAAAATCAGCACAGAATTCATCGATGCTCTGTTCAATTTCAGCAATTTGACGTTGTAGTTCTGAAGTAATCATATCAACGTTACGGTACATTTCTAAATTAACATCTGTTTTCATATCTTTTTTATTTATTGAGTTAAATATATGGTAAAAAAACGTGTAATCCTCGTGAAAAATGCTGTACTTTGCGGTTGTCGTGACGTAAGTGTTCGTATATACATATATATTTCGTCGATGTAAAGTGAGGTGGGGAGGGGTGGGAAAGGGTTGTGTCCCCCCAACTCCTGCGTCCCATTCCCGTTGATCCCTAGGTCACATACTCCCAACTATACGTATATCCGTATATCCATATATACGAACTTGTCATACTCTAAATTCATCCCCAACCACCAAATCAAACATATCTATTTTCGTTATCATTTGAGCTTCCCTTTCATTAGTAGTTTTCTCATTTATACTAATAACTTCACCCGTTTCTAAATCTTCCACAACACAGCTTTCAGTATAGCTAGAATAATCACAGTTAACATGTCCAGTCACTTCTTCAATGATATGGTTTACTTCCAATACTTTGAACCACTTTTTCATATATCTTATGTTTTTTATGTTTACTTAAATATATGAACGTTTACTTTGTAGTCCTAATATTGTATTAAATCACTTACTTGTTCCCCCGTTCCTTTTCCGTTACGTGTTATTTCGTAATTTGGGTCCATTCCTGAACTCATCACGTCATCGATCAATTCATCTATTGTTGTGAATTGCTTTGTGTAGTAGTCACATTTTAGTCCGTACATAGTTCTTTTTTTTTCTGAATATTATTTTTGCTTTTTTCTTATTACTTAAATATACTATTGTTTGTTTTGTAATCCTAGCAACTTAATCTAATAACGTAGCATTCCGTTTCAATTGGACATTCATCTTCATCATATCCATGTTCTATTTCTCCTTCTAAACCATTATCCTCACACGGGTATATTTCTTCTAGTTCAATCGTTGTTTCATTCACAACTAAACCATATTCCCAATCTGTTGGATCCGTTGCAATTACAACTAGTTCTTTTTCTTGATCTAATGTTTCGAGGTGTTTAATTAGGTCTTTTATTTTCATAACTCTTATTTTTTCGTTTACTTAAATATACGAGTATAAACAATGTAGTCCTAATATTGCAATTGAAAAACTACTCCAATCGCTTCATCTTCACTCACACAAAATATTTCCATTAATTCTTCTACTTCAATGTCCCCATTCATAGCAACATATTCATTTACCGCTCCTAATAGTCCCATTTCAAGGGATAATTCATACCATGATTCTTCCATAACCGTTTAGTTTTCTAATTTGTACTTTTCTAAACATTCCGGACATCCAATATGTTCTACTTGTTCAATCCTAGCCCAGTTATTTGATAGTGCAGGTGTACCACATAAGTTCCCTGTCCCACTTTTGTATATATGAGCTGTATCGCTCCATACATTTCCTTTGTTCCCAAAAATTGAGTATCCTTGTTTTAGTTCTGTAGTTTTCATAACCTTTATTTTTTACATTTAGTATAATCACTTTTGTTTGGATCTGAATTTCTTAGTCCGCATTTAGTACATTCCGCTGTACCATCTTTATCTATTTTCTTATATACATGTTTCATAACCTTTATTTTTAGTAATCAGGACAGGATTCGAACCTGCGGTCATCAGGGTATAGGACTATGTTCCACCCTTCAGACTATCCATAGTTAGCGTTTCCTCTCCGCCACCTGACTATTTTAGTATTTCATCTGTTGAGTAGCCAGTCATTAATAAACATCTAATTTCAGTTTTCATCATTCTAATGAAATTCAAAAAACTTCTTTTAGATGGTCTTTTTTGAAAATTACTCCATAAGTATTTCAATGTTCTAAACATATCTTTATTTTTAGTAGTCAGGACAGGATTCGAACCTGTATCTCTTGTACTCGACAAGACGTTACCTATGTGGTATTCATTCCCACTTACGATACCTAACTATTTTTATTTTTTCTTATACTTAAATATACAATTATAATTTATGTAATCCTAATTCTCTAACTTTTTCAATAATTTCTTCTTTATTTGAAGCTTGAGAAATAATAAAAATAAATTGCGCTACTAAATGTGCAGGTACCCAACCAACCACATCATCATATTCTCCAAGTCGAACAAACGATGCAGCGGAGTCATTTTCATCCCAACATGCTATTTCTGCTGTTGTTGCTTCATGACGTAATGGATTTGCTGTGTCCAAATGTTTGTTACTAGAATAAGTACCAGGTCCTGTTGTAACTGAAACTACAAAACCATTATCAAATCTCATTGAAAATGCACTGTTGCGGTGGAATGTTATTTTGCTCATAACTTTTATTTTTTAAGTTGATTAAATATATGAACGTGTATTTTGTAATCCTAATACTCTAACTTTGTTAAAGTTACTGTCACAGTAGGTATTTCTTTACCATTCTTAGCATCACTAACCATTTCATTAATTTCCTCACACCTTAAATTGCCATTCGGATTTCCCCAATAATCATCAATCTTATAAGATTCTCTATTAATATGTACAGTGTGCCCACCTGCACGTATACGTGTTCCCTCAGAGAAATAATCTTTACAAGCAAGCGCTAATGGACATTCATCAATAGATCCATATCCTGGTGATTTTCTGAAGTGTTCTGTTTTGATTTGAATTTCGATCATAACCTTTATTTTTTCGTTTGAAGTAAATATACGTTAATAAATCCTGTAGTCCTATTCCTTAATTTGAGCTTTAGCTGTATCAATGTGTTTACATGGGTTCTTCCAACTCGGACAATTGCATTTCCAATATTCCCCATTCACTGTAACGGTATACTGTTCTTTCCCATTCGAGCTCTTAATAGCAAATGTTTTAATTGAATTGGTTTCAATTGGTTTTGGTTTCCAATGTTTCCTAACGTAATCCAATGTAATGGTTTGTCCAATTTCAAACCATTTTCCATCCAACACAGCGTATCTACCTTGATAGGTATTTACGATGGTTGGTGGAATATGTTCTGTTGCTATAGGTAGATATATCATTTTAGTTCTGAAATGGTTACTTTAATTAAACCCTTTAAATACCCAGCTATAAATGCAGGTGATTTACCTTCATCCCACATTTGTTCTGTTGAGTTTAATTCTTTTTGTAGCATTTCAGCTAGTATCTGTTGTTTGGTTTTATTTTTCATATCCTTTTTTTTTCTTATACTTAAATATATGAATGTAAACTTTGTAGTCCTAATGAAATAAAAAAGGGGACGTTTATGTCCCCATTCTTATTAAAGTGGCAATGCAAAACACAACCCACCTGATCGTGGATCAACGTTGAAATATGTTTGAATATGTGGATATTTTTCGTACATATATCTCTGAATTGCTGGGGTTGGACCTGAATAGATCTTAATGCGACGTGTTGTTTTTCGTTTATCGTTGTAGTAACCTAATGAACCGAATTTTTGTTTTAAATCATTCATGATTAATACATATTCCAATTCATATCTTGTTAGTTCAACAACATCGTTTTGTTTAGCTTTTATTGGTAATATGATTCCGGTTTGTTCCTTTACAAACGTAGCTGCATCACCACTCGTATCAATGAATTTCTGCATTTCCGTTTCAACTTCGTCCCATAAATCAACTCCCATTAATTTGAAATGTTCAATTATATTACGCTTATTTTCATAATCGGTGATTGTTTTTCCCATCATTTCAATTTCATTAATATCCATTGGTTCAACACAAT